AAAAGTCAAGTAGTTCCTGAGAACAAATCCAAAGGACCAATTGATAGAATATTTTAGGTGAACAAAATGAATGACGAAATAGGAACCAAATCAATAGGAAATGGCTTTGATCATGTCGGAGCTTACCAAGCCTCATTCGGTCTATTAAAAGCAGGAACAGCATATGTTAATGGCTGGTCTGAAGCAGACTTAAGAGGAGAATTAAAGGACATTATGGACCGAGGAATTGCTCAAATGGAAGCAAAAGCCCTAGGACCAACTGCAGGCGGAGCAGGAACAGCAGGATATGCACTCGTACCAATTTATGTAGATCCAAGAATCACAGACCAATCTCGAAAATGGACTCCATTAACTGAGTTAATTCCGAGAGTTACTAATCAAGGTCTAACAGCTGATTATAACATTATCACTGCAAAAGGTGGAGCTTACACTGCAAACGCAGATGCAGCACTTCCAGAAACAGATGACACATATGATAGGCAATCAGTTTCAATTAAATTCTTATACTCAGTAGGTCGAACTCTCGGTCCAATGCAAGCAGGAATGCCGGCATATATGGTTGAAGGTTTTAATCCAACTGGTAACGGAATGGGACAAGGTTCATTCTCACCTGCAGGAGCACCAAATGCTAAACAGCTTGAAGTGTTAATGAAGGCTCGAGCTATGAAAGAACTTGAAGAAAATTTAATCTTAAACGGAGATGCTTCCACAGATGCAACTCAATTCTCAGGAATTGTAAAGCTACAAGGAACAACCAATCAAAATGATTTGGCTGCTGCAGCTCTTACTTGGGATGATGTCGAAGAAACTGTACAAAGTGCATTCGATGATGGTGGTAGACCAAAACTTGCAGTAGCAAGTTCAAGTGTTGTAACTGACTTAAGAAAGATCATGATTGACACTTTCAACTTCAGACCTTCTGATTTAGTAGGCGGAGTTCAATTGCCATTCGGTATTCCCGCAATGCTAGTATTACAAACGATGGTTGGACCAATTCCAGTTATTCCAAGTATGTACTTAAGCAATGTGAGCGGAGCAAAGCAAATCTTCTTCCTTGATACAGATTACATCGAGATGCGTGTCCTTCAAGATATGACATACGAAGACCTTGCAAAGACTAACGACAGCAGTAAATTCATGTTAAAAATTTACGAAGCACTTGTTATGAGAGCACCATCATTTAACGCTTTCATAGACAATATCGCATAGAGGTATATGAAAAATGGCAGCAATATTATTAAGCGCTTGTACGTACACTCAAGATCCACAAGTAGGGTTTAATGTCTTCACTATCGTAACACCTGCAACTGCAGATGATGCTGATACTGTAGACGTGAGTAGTATTATAGATGGTTCAAAGATAGTTTCAGGAAGAGTAACAGCAGCGACAGATGGTAACTTACCAATCGCAACTATTACAGAAGCAGGAGTAGTCACTATTCCCGGCTCAACTGATAATGAAGCAAGAACTATTTATTTATTTGGAAGACTGTAAAGTTTTCTAATTTTTTTATTTTTTTTTTAGTGATCCAATAGGACAATAACTTGGCGAGGAAAATCGTCCCCAAGAATAAATACGGAGCGTAAAAAACATGAGAACATGGATAAGTAGTATAACAAAAATAATTAAAGACTCAATTACTTTAAAGACTAACAAAAAATTACAATTACGAGATACTGGCATTTATTTACAATCTGATGCAGACGGAAGTCTTAAGATTGCTAGTGATGGTATCTTTAAACAAGTCGGTGGAAGTTCATCCATTTCAGGAGCAGGCGCAATAGATGTGACGAATGATGTAACATTAATCACAACTACGGCAGCAGATGCATTGACTCTTGCAGATGGCGCAGAAGGACAAAGAAAACTTTTAATCATGGTCACTGACGGTGGAGATGGAACTCTAACTCCAGCAAATCTTGGAAATGGAACCACAATTACATTCGACAATACAGATGTAGCAGAACTGGTATTTGTAAATAGTGAATGGCACATGATTGGCGGAAACGCAACGCTTGCATAGAGCAAGTATTTTTTTATTTTTTTTATTATCCTAACTGGCGACACACAGCCCAACAAACGAGGAAAAAACAATGGCAACAAAAATAACTAGATATAGATTAAAAGGAACCACTCTAGCAGATGGTACTGCAGTAGTAAATTCTAATTCAGTAGCTCGAGGAAAAATCCATAGCATAATCTGTGATGTTGGAGCACTTGATAACACTGCAGATATTACTATCACAACTCCTGATGAGGTAGTTTCTCAAACAATTCTTAATTTAACAGACCAAGCAGCAGATGTAGTTGTAAGACCAAAGGTTTTATGCACATTAAATACTGGCGGAGCACTTACTGCAACAGGGAACATTTATGAATCTTTCATAGTATTCAGTAGACTAACCGCAACAGTCGCTCAAGGCGGAGCAACTCTAGGCTTCGTAATCGATGTTTATGTTGAGGAATACTAAGATGCGATTTAAGAACGAAACAAAGGAAAATATTAAGTACAGAGTAGGATCATACAATGCAGGCTATCGATGGTATACTGTCCGACCAAACCAAACTCAAGATATACCTTGGGAGTCTGCTAAGAATCTTTCTTTGACAAAGGTGGAAGATGGTATCGAAAAGGCAATTGAGGATCCGCAGGATGTTGATGCGGGGTTTCCAGAAGAAGAAGACCTTGTCTCTTTGGGAGCGTATCGTAAGAAACTTATTGACATTAAAGGTATTGGCGAGATTTCAGCAGAACAAATAATGTTCAAATACCCTTCTGAAGAAGAGCTGTTAAAAGCTATCGCGGAAGGAGAAGAAATACACAAACATGACGGTGTGGACGAAGCAGTAAAAGTGGAGTTTAAATAGAGCTGATTAGAGATGACAAAAACCAATAGTGAGAGGTTGGCAGTGATGGAAGAACAACTTAAACAGAATAAGACCGAACACTATTTTATGAAAGAAGTTCTTTCAAGGTTGGAAAATAAACTAGATGTGGCAATGGAAGCTAAGTTAGATAAAATAGTTTTTAATGATTATAAAGGTAATAGTCAAACATGGGCTCGTTGGGTTCCGCAAACAGTTATTGCTATAGTGGCTTTAATTATTGCTTTTATTAAATAATGAGGGAAAAAGATGACATTCATAACAGCAGATGATGTAAGGAGAGCAAGTGGAGCTCCTGCAAGTTTAATCACAGATGCACTTATAAATGAGGCGATCACTATTGTAGAAGACGAAATGAAGCGGTGGATGAACACTTCATTTGTACCAACTCAAAGAATAGAGCACCGAGATGGGAATAGTTTGCCGAGAATGTTTGCTATGAAAAACCCTTTATTAAGTATTAGAGCATTGACGATTAATGACAGTACAAGCATTACTCCAAGCAAGATAGATTGGGAGAAGCAGAGTGGGAAGATAATGATGACTCATGATTCAGAATCCTCAACTTTTACAAACGGGAATAATAATACATTCATTAAATATTTATATGGTTTACTAGAAGAGAGCACAACAAACACTACAACAGATGCGGATGCTGTCGTAGGGACAAGTGTAGCTCTTTCTGTGGCTTCAATCACTGGCTTCGCCTTAAGCGACTGGGTAGAAGTTTATGGGATGGATGGCACCAAAGAAGTCGCACAGATAAATGACACTCCTGCAGGCTCCACGATCCAAGTGGACCAATTAGTGAAGGACCATGACTCTGACAGTGTGGTTGTTAAACTTCAAATTCCTTATTATATTAAACGATTTATGGAAATAGAGGCGGCGATTTATGTGGCTGTTTATGCGATCGGTGGAACATACACCTTTAACACTAGCTATTCACTCGGTGATTTGAGTGTGAACAAAGGGGAACCTTATCCTCAATGGAGAGAAGTTATACAGCGAATGATTAATGAAAGAAAAATGCGAAGGGCGACTATAAGGATCAGGCCTTCAATATTGGTGGATTAACGTGGCTTGGGATGATACGAAAATAGCAAATGATAACTTTCTTTCAGCAGAATGGAATGCGATGGTTACGGACCAAAAGACTCGCTCAATTAGAACTGTTCAAGCAGGCGCACCAAGTAGTGCTCCAAGTAATGTAGGAGATATTTATATTGATTCTACGAATAATAAAATGTATATCGCGATGGGAATCTTAGCATCGACTGACTGGAAAAAGGTAATTACGCAATGAAACGAACAATCAAATTAATGGGAATTATAATAATAGTTTTGCTATGCGCAGGTTTAGTATTTGCAGGTGATCCTTTCAGAGTTGATGAGAATCTTGAGATGGGAACTAATGATGT